GACCTTGACCTGGGCCGTCACCCTGTCGCCGCCCTTGCTCGCCCGGGGCCTGGTCGCGGTCGCCGATGCGGCGATCCGGTCGGCGTAGCGGTACGGGTAGGGCGCGCGGGCGGCGCGCAGGGTCGCGACGCCGGCCGTCGTCGCGGCGGTGAGTACCTCGACGGCGGCGGCGCGCACGGTGTCCTCGCTGGCGGCGAGGTCGCGGGCGGCCGTCATGGCCTACGGGGTGACGGGGTCGGTGATCGCGGGCTTGCCGGACAGCGGCAGGGTCACGCTGGGCTCGGTGTTCGCGCCGACGGCCCACACGGCCCCGACGCCGGGCAGGGCCGGCACGTTGCAGGTGAACAGCCGGCCGGGGTCGCCCGTCGGGTTGGGCTCGAAGGTGATGACGGCGGGCTGGCCCTCGTTGTCGTACAGGAGCCGCCAGAAGGAGGTCGGCTCGAGCTTGGCGGCGGCGTTGAGGTCGACCTGCAGCTGGTAGCGGCTGGGGCCGATGTCGGACCAGGAGCCGTCCGGGCAGGCCGTTGCGCCGCTGGTCTCGTCGTGGGACTCGAGGATGCCGACGCCGCGCACGGCGCACTCGACCTGGACGACGGCGGCGGTGCCGACCTTGAGACCCACGGACAGGGTCTTGACGACGTAGTGCTGGGCGCTCATGTCACGTACTCCAGGGGGATGCGGTAGGCGGGCCAGGTGTCGAGGTAGGTGACCCGTTCGGTGGTTCCTCGGGTCACGGACGGGAGGGCGTCGAGCGCCGGCAGGGCGAGGTCGAGCAGCGCGTCGAGGTGGTCGTCGGCGGTGCCGGGCTCCCGGGTCGGGACCACGAGCAGAACCTCGGTGGCGACGGCGTCGGACGGGCAGGCGACGCCGGGCGGGTCCACTGCCACGATGCCCACCATGACGAGGGGGGCCTCGACGGCCTCGAGCGCCAGCGGGTAGGCGCGCACGGTCGTCCCCGGGGGCACGACTGTCCCGAGGGCGGTGGCGATGGTGGCGCGGACGCCGGTGACGGTCACGGGTCTCACCCGACCAGGGGGACGGTCGGGGGGCGTAGGTACTGCTTGACCTGGTCGGCCAGTGGCCGGCGGCGCAGGGCGTAGGCGTCGAACCCGATGACGTCGCCGGTCGTCGAGGCCATGACAGACCAGCAGTCGCGGGCGTGCATGATGCACGCTTCCCGTAGCCGGGCGGCGGCGGCCGGCGTCGGGGTGCCGGTCGGCTCGAGGTCGGCGGGGCGGGCGTAGGGGGTCAGGACGTCCGTGGCGATGGTGAGCAGCTCGCCCAGGCGCGCGTCGTCGATCGCGGACGACTCGCGCCAGGCGGCACGGGCGTCGGTGATCGTGGCCCAGGCGGTCACGGGGTGCCCTTCCTCGAGGGGCCGGCGGCCCCCGGGTCGCTCATCGTGGCGGCGCGACCCGGGAGCCTCGGCGGACTACTTGACCGTGGCCGGCGCGGCGACGGTGTTGGTGACGATGCACCGCGCGTCGTGGACGACCAGCGCGCAGTAGCCGAAGACGCCGGCGTCGATGCCGCCCTTGACCATGTCGAGGGCCTCGGCGCGGATCGGGACGCCGGGGAGCTCGTGGAACGTGGCGGCGCGGCGGTCGCCCACGATGATGGTCTTCGCGGGCAGGGCCGGCGAGGTCACGACGCGCAGGCCGGACCCGCCGGCCTGGCCGTCGAACGTCAGCGAGAGGTCGAGGAACGCGGGGGCGTCCTGGGCCTTGACGCCGGCGAGCGAGGCGAACACGTCGGCCGCGACGACGGCGAACGTGGGCGAGCCGAACTCGCCCACCTTGAGCGCGCCGGCCATGAGCGCGCCGACAGGGTCGTTGACGTTCGGGATGGTGGTCGCGCCGGCGAGCAGGTCGGTGACGGCGTAGGTGTCGCTCTTGACGGCGTAGGACGCGGCCATGGCGGCGTAGTACGACGGGATGAAACCCGTGTCGAAGTCGCGGTGCTCGCGCGGGATGTCGTGCGCGCCGGCGAGGCGGTGCGCCGGCACGGTGACGGGCTCGGTGTCGGCGGCGTTGCTCGGCACGGCGACCTTGTCGCCGGTCCAGACGTCGACCTCGGGGTCGACGACCCAACGCCACCCGGTGACGGACAGGCCGGTGAGGGTGCCCGAGGACAGGAGCGGGACGACGCGCCGCTCGGGCGCGCCGCGCCACAGCTCCCCGACCCACTGGGGCGGGAGGGCGTCGGTCGTCGGCTTGCCGACGTCGGCCAGGGCGGCCTCGAGGGTCGCGCGGTCCCCGCGCATGCCGGCGGTGTTCGCGGCGGTGAGTCGCGCCATGACGGCGTCGAGGGTCTCGGGGGTCGTGCTGGCGGCGGTGAGGCCGGGCGGGACGGTCGCCACCGTGGGGGCGGCCGTGGCGGTGTCGGTCACGGTGGGGTCCTCTTCCTCGGTCGGGGTCGGCTCGGTGCCGGCCTCGTCGGTGTCCTCGTCCTCGACGGTGTCGGGGTCGGGGGTGTCGGTGGGGTCGTCGGTGTCGGCGGCGACCAGCTGGGCGGACGGGAACGCCGGCGCGACGACCGCGCCCGCGCCGGTCAGGCGGCCGGCGACGAGGCGGCCGTCACGGATGACGACGTCGTCGAGCTCGACGGACACGCCGGTACGTAGGCCGGCGGCGGCCTCGGCGAGCAGGTCGTCGCCGGCGCGGGTCGGGGCGACGGTGAACGATGCGACCAGGCCGGCGGCGTCCTCGGTGATCGTGGCGGCGCGGCCGACGGGGCGGGTGCGCTCGTGCTCGAGGTTGAGGACGACGGCCGCGGGGTCGGTGGGCAGCTCGACGACGCCGGCGGCGACGAGGACGGTGCCGCGGGAGGTTCGGCCGGGCTCCCCGAACGGCAGAAGCCGGTAGGTCAGGGTGCGGTCCTCGGCGGTCGCGAGCAGCTGGCCGTAGGCGGTGATCGTCGTCATGTGTCAGTCCTGCCGGGCGGGGGCGGTGATCGTGGTCAGGGACGTGAGCGGGGAGCGGTCGAACGCGACACGCTGGCCCCGTGGGACGACGTCGTCCATCGAGAGGCGCGCCTCGATGGGGGCCAGGTAGAGCTCGACGCCGTAGTCGAGGAACTCGAGGTTGCGGCCGGCGGTGGTCTCATACGTCAGGGACGCGCCGGCGTTGGTCGCGTCGACGAGGGCGGCCGGCACGTCGCAGATGCGGGCCATGTCGACGGCGGCGGCGTTGCGGCCGTCGATGAGCAGGGTCTCGGCGCTCTTGCCGTGCACCCGGGCCTCGATGGTCTCGGGGGTGTAGGCGACCGATCCGCCGTCGGCCTGCCGCGCGGTGCGCCAGTCGTCGAGCAGCTGCGTGATCTCGTCGCGCTCGAGCTGGATGCCGCCAGTCTGGTGCAGCTCGAGGTCGGGGGTCGGGTTGCGGGCGGTCGAGAGGTACGCGCGGTCCAGGGCGGCGGCGGCGCGGATCGCGCGGCCGTTGCGCTCGAGGATGCCCTCGTGGGGGCCGGGGATGAGGACGACGTCGGCGGCGGTGACCTCCTGGCCGTGCACGGTGATCGTGCCGTCGGCGGTGAAGTCCCAATCCTCGACGGGGATGCGCTCGGCGTCGGTCATGAACCCGTCCGCATCGTTGGCGCGGGCCCAGAGGCTCCACCCGGTGAACAGGAGGTCGTCGACGGTCCAGAGCATGCGGTGATACGGGGAGACCCGGCCGTCGGTGCGGTAGGTCCAGGTGGGGGCGTCGGTGCCGGTGATCCGCTCGGTGTCGCGGTAGGCGTCGAGGGGGCAGCGGGCGATGGTGGCCGTGAGGATGTCGCGAGCCCGGGCGACCGGGGGTAGCGCGATCGCGTCGGCGCGCAGGACGGGCAGGGACGCGCCGGCCCCGAACAGGTCCGAGAGGACGATGGAGTGCAGGCCGCCGACGGTCCAGGGGGAGCGCATGGCGTCGGGCCGGGACGCCTGGCGGGCGTCCTCGGTGGCGCGCACGAGGCGCAAGGCTTGGCCGATCCCCACGGTGCCCAGGGTGCCAGACGTTCCGCCGTTGTCCAGTCTCGACGTCGTGTCGAGGGTTAGCCGGTGATGAGGAACGGCTTGCCCTTGGCCTGGCGGGCGGCCGATGCGGCGAGGCTGGCGGCCTCGATCGCGGTGACGTCGCCGGCGCGCCGCGCCCATGCCCAGCGGTCGCCGATGGGGCGGCGGCCGGCCGACGCGGCGGCGGTGTCGAGGACGGGCTGGGACAGGTGGGCCAGGCGGTGCTCGACGACGTCGGCGAGCAGGCCGGCGCAGGCGCGGGCGTAGCCGTCGGTGGTGACGAGGTCGACGGCGACGCCGGCGGCGCGCAGCTCGTCGATGAGGGGGCCGGCGGGGCCGATCGGGTCGGCGGTGACGAGGGTCCGGGTCCGGCGTTGCCAGGTGCGGGCCTCGTGCACGGCCCAGGACGCGCCAGGACGGGCGTCGAGGACCTTGACGAGGGTCCGGCCCCCCTCGAGGCGGTACGCGGCCGCCAGGGCCGTTCTCGCGCCGTCTGGGGCCACTGCCACGGCGAGGCCGTCGGGGGTGGGGCGGGTGAGGTCGAGGGCGGCGGCCTGGGCGGCGTCGAGCGCGCACGCGGCCCAGGCGTCGGGGGGGATGACGGCGGCGACGGTGTCGGCGTCGGGCCAGACTCCGAGGTACGCGCGCAGGTACTCGGCTCGGCTCATCGTGGCCCGGTCGGCCTCGACGTCGTCGGCTCGGATCGTGTGCCCGACGGCGGGGTGCACCCGGGCGAGGGTGGCGGGGTCGTCGAGGTCGTCGTGCTCGGGGTCGGCGGACCACTCGAGGTAGGCGAGGCCGGGAGTGCCGGCGCGTCCGAGGTCGCGCCAGCGGGCGAGCCACGTTGACGCGGACGTGCCGGCGGCGGACACGATGAACAGCTGCGGGGAGCGGCGGGTCTTCATCGAGGGGCGTATGGCGGCCTCGATCGCGTCGCCGGCGACGGTGTCGAATGCCCAAGCCTCGTCGACGACCCCGAGGTCGGTGGGTTGGCCGTGCAGCGAGGTCTCACGCGGTGAGAACAGGCGCAGGGCGGACCCGGCGCGCTCGAGGTCGAGACCCTCCGAGCCGTTCGACAGGCGCGGCCGGTACAGGCGGTCCAAGCCGTGCATGCGGATCGCGGGGACCCACTCGTCGCGGAAGGTCTTGGCGGCGTCCTGGGACGTCTGGGCGGTGTAGCGGGCGCGGTAGAGGCGCGCGGTCGCCATCCGTTGCATGACGGTTGCGAGCACTCCGAGGCTCTTGCCGGCACGTCTGGGCACGATCCACACGACGACGGGGTGGGCCAGGCGTCCGCCCTCGAGCTCGCCGGCGACGGCCCAGGCCTCGACCTGCCACGGCATCGGCTGGTAGCCCATCGAGCGGGCGACGGCCTCGACGGCGGTGCCGTAGGAGCGGCGGCCGGGGTCACGGGGAGTCGCGTACCTCGGTGCCTGCGTCGCCGAATGCGCGTAGGAGCTCGTCGAACGCATCGGCGCTCCCCTCCTGGTCGTGGCGGGCCATGTCGAGCAGCTCGCGGTAGACCCGCAGGCACATCGACAGCGTGTAGGGCGACCCGTCGCCGGCGCGCATCGACTCCCGGGCGACGTCGACGGCCTCGGCGGCGTCGCGCAGCATCGATCGGGCGGCGGCGTGCTCGTCGCCGGCGAGGGTGCCGGCCTTGCGTAGCGCCGTCAGGGTGCGGTCGAGCTGGGAACGGGCGATGCCTCGGCGGCGTCGCGCGCCGAAGAGCGGCGGTTGCGTGCTCATCAAAAATGATCTTGGTCGGGTCGGGGTGGGTGGGGGGGGAGAACGGAAGGTGCCGGGGCTCCCCGGCCCCCCGGCGTCAAAGAGACCCGCGTCACCATGAGCGGTCCACCCTTCCGAGGCCCCGGGCGGCGTTGCCCAGGCGTGCGCCGGCGGCACGGTTGCACGACGGGTGCGAGACCCCGACGACCTTGGTGCCGCCCAGCATGCGGGGCGGGTCGTGCTCGAGGTCGAACGGGTCGCCGGCCCGGATGATGACGCCGCAGTGGTGGCAGGGCTGGGGCAGGTAGCCGGCCCAGGCCTGACGCAAGCGGGTGACCTGCCGACCTCCCCAGCTCATGCCGTGACCTCCGGCCAGGCGGTGCGGCACGGGCGGCACCAGCCGTGCCGGGACAGGTGGCCGGCGGCGCAGGCCTGGGCATCCCCCCATCCGTCGAGGTTGTCCACAGCCTGGGGATGAGCGTGAAGAGTCATCGAGACTGAGGGGGTCGACGGTTCCATGTCGGTTGCTCTGGTGGTTCTAATGACGGTTCGGGGGGCACCCGTGCCCCCTACGGAAGGGGGCACCCGTGCCCCCATACCCCGGGCACCCGTGCCCCCATCCTTGGGGGCACCCGTGCCCCCTGTACCGGGCACCCGTGCCCCCTGTCCCATCCCGCCGACGAGGGCGACCAGGACGGGCGGGTGCCAGGTGTAGACGCTCGAGAGCTTGCGGCCGGCCTCGGAGTAGCGCCGCTCGCTCGTGATCCACCCGGCGTCCTCGAGGTCGCGCAGGGCGCGCCTGACGTGGCGCTCGTCGACCTGGGCGCGGCGCGCGAGGTCGGCGACCGACGGCCAGGCCTGAGAGGTCGTGCCGTCGACACGCTCGGCCAGGCAGACGGCGACCTTCCACACGCGCGACGGCCAGGCCGGCGCGTGCTCGAGCACGGCGAGCACGGCGGCCGTGCTCATCGGGTGGCCTCGGCGATGGCTTCCTCGATGCTCACCTGGCCGGGCAGCTCGTGGGTCGCGTCGCGGTGGCGGCCTAGGTCGCCCTGGGCGTCGTGCATCGTCGCGGCCTGGCCTCGAGCGCCGCATTCACAGTCCCAGAGGTAGGACTCGTGGAGCATGCCGGTCTCGGGGTCGTAGGCGCGGCGGGTCTCGATCGTCGCCACGGGCACGGGGTGGCCGTAGACCACGGTCAGGGCGCTCATCGGCTGGCCTCTCGGATGGGTCGCATGAACGGGTCGCATCGGGTGCACAGGTGACCCCCGTAGGGGCCACCCGTGACGGGGTCGCGCTTGGCGTCGACGACCCATCGAGCGATGCGGACGACGAGGCCGCACCCGATGCACGGAACGGGGTCGGGGTGGCGGGCCTGCTCTCGGATGAGGATGCCGGCGCGCATGCACTGGACCAGGGGGCCGGAGCAGTAGCGCAGCTCTCCGGCGACCTCGGCCAGGTGCTCGCGGGCGAGGGTGCGCTCAAGGCTCATCCCGTGCGCTCCATCCGATATCGACGGGTAACGCTGATGGGGCCGGAGTCGGGCACGCGGATCGGCGGCAGGTCGCCCGTGGCGATGGAGAACGCATCGACCCCGAGGACGTCGGCCAGGCGCTCGACGTCCTCCCCCGTCAGTCGCTTGCGTTGCTGGCGGCGCATCTTCTGGGACAACACGACGGGCGACATGCCGGCCTGTTCGGCGAGCTGCTCGAGGGTCCACCCGTGGAAGTCGCACAGTCCCCGGATGACGCGGTTGATTCGGTCGTCGTACGTCTGAGACGTGGCGGTTGTCATGGGCGTATCCTCAACCTACGGGCGAGGCGTGCCGATGCTCGACACGCCGGTAAGGGCGGTAGACACTGTGACGCCGCGCACAGCCTCGACGCAAGGGGGAGCCTCATGGAACCGATACCCACTGATAACGGCGCGCGCCCTGTCGCGCTCGAGGTCGCGCGGTGGGCCGATCGGCTCCGAGCGGCCGGCCGTGCACGGGAAACGGTGGCCGTTCGGGTGCGCGTCGTGCGCGCCCTCTATCGCGACCTGGGGGCGCTCGAGGTCGGCGACGTCGACGAGGCCGGGGCCGAACGGTGGATCGGCCGTGCCGGCCTCTCGGCGGCGACGCGCCGTCAGTACGCGGTCACCTGGCGGCAGTGGTGCCAGTGGGTCGGGACGCCGACCGACCTGCCCATCCCCCGGGCCCCGAGGGGCGTGCCCAGGCCGGCGCGCCTCGCGCCCCTGACGGCCGCGCAGCTGGCGGCCCCCCCACTCGAGGCGGCATGGATCGCGTGCGGACGGTGGGCGGGCCTGCGGGCCTCGGAGGTCGCCGGCCTGCGGGGCGACGACGTCGACGAGGCGGCCGGGGTGCTCTACGTCGACGGGAAGGGCGGCCAGCGGGCGGCCGTCCCCCTTCACCCGAGGTTGGCGGCGACCCTGGCCCCGTGGGTCGCGGCCTCGAGCGGCGGGCGACTGTGGCCGGCATCGGCTCACACGGTGTCGAGACGCGCGGGGCGCATCCTCCGAGAGCACGGCGCGGCCGATCGTTTCCACCAGCTGCGGCACTTCTACGGCACGGCGGTCTATCAGGCCACGGGCGACCTGTACCGGGCCCAGCGGGCCCTACGGCATGCCTCGCCGGCCACGACACAGGTCTACGCGCAGCTGGCGGACGATGCGCTACGTGCCGCCGTCAGCGCCGTCCCCTAGCCTCGACCTCGAGCGCCCCGGCCCGTCCTCATCCCCCGTAGGACGGTCGGGGCGCTCGTGTGCTCGCTCGGTGTCGGTCCAGTCGCGGTGCCTGGCCCCCTCGGCGTAGACGAACGCGCCGAATGCGACGGCCCCGAGGGTCAGGCAGGCGACGGCGAACGGGGACGCGGCCGGGTCGGCCAGGTCGAGGGCGAGGCCGGACCCGGTGAGGGTGACGGCCGCCAGGAGGGTCGGCCACCTGGCGAACTCCGGCCCGACCTTCATCCGTTGATGATGCGGCGGGTGCTGGTCGGCTGGCCCCGGCGGCCGGTGTCGGTGGTCGTGGCCGGCACGTTGCCGTCGACTCCCCCCTGTAGGGACCAGTAGTGGCCCTGCGAGAGGAGGTTGCCGGCGGTGCGGTTGGCTCCGTCCCACATGGACGTGAGCTGGATCTGCCAGACGCGGCGGGCGATGCGGTCGACGTCGTCGTCACTGAGGGGCATGTCGTCGTCTCCTGGGTCGGGGGTCGGGGGTACGGCTGGTCCCCATCCGGGGACGTCTGCGGGCCAGGACCACCCGAGCCAGCGGAGACCGCTGAACCGTGAGAGGGCGGCCTCTTGGATGGTGGCGCCGACGTTGCCCAGGCAGAAGCCGGGGCGGTTGATCGTGGCGACGTGGCCGGGCCGGTTGTTGCTCGAGCGGTGCGCCCACCAGGCGACCGCGCCGACGGGCGGGTTGGTGCCGGTGCGCATGCGGCCGGCATTCTGGACGGCGCGGGCCCCGTCGTAGGCGGTGCCGTAGCCGGCGGGCTGGGACGGTAGACGCCAGGTGCGGGCGACGATGCCCATGCAGTGCCCCTGAACGGTGATGCCGTGGAACGTCGACGCGCCGATCGATGCGGTGATGCGGGCCAGGCCGTCGTCGGTGGCCCGCACTCGGTTACTCATCGTCGGCCCCCTCGTCGTCGTCGCCGGCGGGGTCCTGGTCCTCGTCGTCGGGCGGGAGCAGCTCGGCGGGGTCGATCGGCTCGAGGTCGTCGCCGGCGCTCATGCGGGGATGACCTCGGCGATGCGGACCCCGCAGACGCCGCACACGATGACGGGGTCGGGGTCGGGGGTGGCGGTGCGCTCCCCGGTGTCGTCGAAGAGGTAGGCCTCGACGTCGATGCCGTGGCCGGCGTTGCCGCATCCGGGGGTGCGGCAGGTCGCGCGATGCGTTGCGGTGTTCATCATCCCAGCCCTTCTACGGCGTGCCACTGGACTCCCACGCTCTGGGTCGCGGCGGTGTCGCCGTTGTGGCGCACGCCGATCGTGACGGACGACGGCGTTGGCGTGCCCGACAGATAGGGGAAGTAGACCGACGTTCCGACGACGGTCGCCATGACACGCGGCCCGAGGGTGAAACGCCCGACGGGGAAGGTGACGACGGCGGTGCCGAACGCGGCGTTGCTGAGGGGCACGGACACGGACCCGGACGCCTGGGCGGTGGGCACCCGGTGCACGGGCAGGGCCTCGGCTAGGGCCTTGATCTGAGCCGCGCCGTCGGGGACGTCGCCCGGCGCCGGGTACGGGAGACCGTTGGGGGTGGTGGGCATGGGGGCATCCTCCTAGAAGGGTCCGCCGGTGTACGCGGCGTCACGGGTCGTGAGGGTCATGACGTCGAGGCCGGTGAGGGGGTGCTCGACGGCCTGGACGACGTGGGACTCGGTGAGACCCCCCAGCATCGAGAGGCGGACGGTGTCGCCGGGGATGAGCCACGGGGCGGGGACGGCGCGTACCTCGACGCCGCGCAGGCGACCCACGACACGACGCGCCATGGCTAGGGCGGCGGCGTCGGCGTCGTCCTGGTCGGGCAGCTCGCCCCGCTCGACGGGCAGGTCCTCTCGGTAGGTGTGCCGGCCGTAGGGTCCCGTGACGCGGGTCGGGGACCCGGCGGCGGTGTCCTGCCAGAGACCGACGCGGCGGCGGGCGTTGATCCGCACGAGGACGTCGAGGTCGGTGTCGACGGGGAACAGGGGCGGGGAGCTCGAGGCCTTGACCGCGCGGACGACGCGCACGGGGATCGTGATGACGGACGCGGACAGGGTCGGGGACCCGGTGAGCTCGTAGACCACCCGGGACGGCTTCTTGAGGGCGGCGTCGTCGTCGACGAGGCGCAGGCCGTCGCCGGCGCGCATGCCGGCGAACTGGTCGGCTACGTCGGTGCCGTCGACGTCCTGGCGGTGCACGCGCACGATCGTCGCCTGGCCGGGGTTGGCGGTGTTGGTGCCCACCATTCCGGGGGACGTGCCGGTCGTGACGTCGGTGAACTGATGCCGGGTGCGGCCCTCGTAGAGCGGGGTGGAGTAGACCAGGGCGACGCGGTTGGGTCCCCAGCGTCGGGTCGAGGCGTAGCCGGTGAGGGTGCCCCCGTCCCCGCCGACCTTGATCGTGAGGTCGGGGGTCGTCTTGACGACGGGTACGGGGCGCATGACGAGGCGGCCGGCGGCGTCGAAGAACGCTTCCGCGCCGTGGTCGTCCATGATGCGCTCGATCGCGGGCCAGACGTCGCCCTCGAGGACCTGGGCACCCTCGGGGACGATCGTCGACCCGAGGGCTCCGAGCTCGTCGACGACGTCGACGTCAGGCAGGGTGCGGCGCACGATGCCGGCGACGACGTCGCGCAGGTCGCCGGCGTCACTGTTGACGGGCAGGTCGTATCGGTCCTCGTTGACCAGGGCCTCAAGCGAGGTCGCGAGAACCTCGACGCGGCCGTCAGGGCGGGATATGTCGACCTGGGCGACGGCGAGAGTCGCGGCGGTGAACGATTCGACGCGGCCCCGGTAGCGGCGGCCGATGGTGACGGTGACGCGGCCCCCGTAGGCGGACACGGCCGCCGGCAGGGTCGTCGGCGTGATCGTCGTCGGGAGGGTGACGCGCAGGGTCGTGCGGGGCCAGCGTGAGGCGTCCCAGGCGAGCGAGCCCTCGAGCACGGCCACCGTGACGGCCGGCGCGCCCGGCAGGGTGAAGCGGACCCGGGCGAACGGGGCGGCCGCTACGCGCCCGTACTCGAGGTCCAGGGCGGGCGGATGGGTCGTGGGCATCATGGCCCCCGGACGTCGGCGGTGACGTCGGCCCACGTCGCGTAGCCGGCGACGACGGCCGCCCACGAGGCGTTGCGCGGGTCGGCGACGAGGTCGGCCCAGGTCCAGGTCGGGTCCGGCAGGTACGGGCCGATGTCGCGCGTGACGGCCTGATACGTCAGCCGCCAGGCGCGGGAGCCGGTCTTGGCGGACTCGAGGCTGAGCTCTTCGGTGACCTCGGTGACGAGGATGACGACGTCATCGACGGCCTCATGGCACGGGGAGCGCAGCACGAGCGGCGTGCCGGGGGTGAGCATGGCGAGCAGGGCGCGGCGGTCGTCGGTGCCCCCGGTGACCCGTAGGACGATCGTCCCGTCGCGGTAGCGCATCGGGGCGACCGCGACGAACGGGTCGCGGCGGTCGAGGACGTCGAACCAGACGGATCGGGCGGCCCAGGTGTTGGGCAGCTGGTCGAGGACGGTGACGAACTCGGCACGGTTGGGGTCGGCGGCGTCGGAGAGCACGGCGCTGGGCGGGTCGGGCAGGGTGGCCTGTACCTCGACGTCGTCGCCGGTCGCGTCGGTGACGCGGTAGGTGACCTCCCGACCGAACGGGGCGAACCCGTCGAGGGTGACCCGGCCGGACGGGTCGGAGACCGTCGCCGGCACGGTGTAGGCGTCCCCGCCGTTGGGGAACGCCTGCCAGCGGTAGGGGGCGGTCCCGCCGGCGGCGGTGAGGACGAAGAAGAGGCCGGCGGCGGGGTCGGGGACGACGGTGGCGGACAGGGCCACTAGGACCGACCTCCCGATGCGTAGGGGATCTGGCCGGCGTCGCGGGCTCCGGCGCGCACAGCGTTGCGGACCTCGGGTGAGAGCAGATAGCGGTAGTAGGTCTCGGCGGCGCTCTTGGCCTCGCCGTAGCCCTCACTGATCCGCGCGAGGTACTCCTCGATGATCCGCAGGTCGTTGACCTCGGCGATGGTGAGCCTCGACGGGTTGGCCTCGAGCTCGGCGAGGCGGTCGCGGACCTCGTCGAGCTTGGCGTCGATGGTGTCCGGGCCCCCGACGATCGCGGCGGCCAGGTCGTCCCCGAGGCGGCCCGAGGCCTTGCGGGCCCGGCCGGCGAGCTCGTCGACCTGGGCGGGGTCGAGGAAGTCGCGCAGGGTGTCGTCGGCGAACCTCTTGGCGAACGCCGCGCCCTCGTCGAGAATCCCTTGGAACACGGTCGACGCGGTCGCGATGACGGCCTCTCGGCGTTCCCGGGTGGTCTGCTCGAAGTTGTTCCAGAACGCGAGGCCGACGGTGCCGGCGGCGGCGACGGCCGCGCCGATGGGGCCGGCGAACGCAAGCGAGCTGATGAGGCCGCCGGCGCTGTCCTGCACGATGCGCGAGGCGTCGCCGGATGCCAGGGACTCCCCGAGGTTGCTGGCGAACTCCTGCCCGACCTCACGGCCGGTGTCGGCGGCATCGGCGGACAGGTCGCGCATGTCCCCGCCGATGCCGGCGGACCCCGTCGAACGGTCGATCTTGCGGGCGGCATCGGCGGCGGCGTCGCTGATCTTCCGCCAGTCGCGGACGGCCTCGTCGGCGGCTGAGTCGGTCGCGCGCTCGAGCTGCTCGGTCTCCCTGATCGCGGGCTCGAGGCGGTAGCCGGTGAGGTCGGCCACGTACTTGGCGATGTAGTCGCGGACGGCCACGGGTTACCCCTGGTCCAGTGCACGGATGAACGCGGCGTCGGTGTCGGACCAGAGGCGCGCCTCGTCGTCGTCGAGCGCCGGGGTGAGGAACCACCCATCCCGCCGGCGGGGCGGGAACCACGGCAGGCCACCCTTTCGGACGTCGGTGATCCGGGTCTGCTCACCCGTGCCGGCGGTGCTCGCGCGTCGCCGGCCCCGATCGTTGACGGCGGTCCACTGTGACTGTGAACGGCGCGCGTAGCGGGCGAAGTTGCGGGCGGCGATGGTCTGCGAGCGGCCCGTCGACAGGCGCACCCGGACGACGTCGCCCCCCTTGGCCCCGAACTCGGCCCCCCAGACCAGCTGCGAGATGCTCGCGCCACCGGAAAACGCCTGCGAGCGGCCCCCGACCTTGACCTGGGCCGTCACCCTGTCGCCGCCCTTGCTCGCCCGGGGCCTGGTCGCGGTCGCCGATGCGGCGATCCGGTCGGCGTAGCGGTACGGGTAGGGCGCGCGGGCGGCGCGCAGGGTCGCG